CCCGCAACATCAAGGCCGTATGCCTTTGCCATTTCAATCTCTTGGTTGATCTTGGCGATTTGCGTCTCCATCACTCCGCGCTGGGCTTCAGGCGAGAACCGCGTAGACATCTGCGCCATTTCCGTCATGCGGCGATCCATGATCCGGAACGCGCCCATGAGCATCTGAAAGCCCTGCTGCGCCATGTTGAACGATGCACCGACAGCGATTGCGCTAGTCTTGCTGTTCAACTTGGCCAACTCGCGATTGGTTGCCGCTACGCCTTTGATGACGCCCGACGGGTCGACTTCGGCGCGAATGACAGCCTTCATGCTCTTATCTGCCATACGTCTCCTTCTTCAACCAGGGAATGCAGCGCTGCGGCTTCTGCCCGACAGCATTGCAAACCAGAGCCGTGAGTAGCCACTCGCACCGCTCAAGAGTGGTGAGTTCTGACTTGGCAATGAGTCCGCTCATGTTCATGCGTTGCTCGGCGTCTGCGATTCTCCAGAGCCGCCGTTCGGCGGCGTCGTAAAACGTTCTCGGTTGATCTCCTCAAGCAGCGCTGAGCAAATGTCTGCGCGTACGTTCGCCATCTCGCCGTGGTTGTGGACAAACGGCGTCCCATCGATGCAAGACAAGCAAGCTGCCCACCAGTACGGATCAGCGGCCGCGCGGGTGTAGTCCGCCATCGTTGGCTCACGCACCATGATTGCGCCGACACCAGGCACATCGACGCGCCGCGGCTTCGGTGAGATTGAAGACAGATCAAACGGCATCAAGCCTCCTCAAGTGTCATTGACCACATACCAGGGCCCGAACCGTCATCGGTGCGCGTTGCGCTGGTTAGGTGTCCGGTGATGGTGTAAACCAATCCACCCTTGTCGGTGTAACTAAATGCCACTGACCTGTTTTGCGCGTCTGCAACAGTGGTCGGGTTCATGTGCGCGCGAATGGCCACGTCAAGGGTGCTGTCTGCCATGCAGTCAAACGTAGCGCTTCGCTGGATGCGGCCAGGCATCCGCTTCTCTGCAAAGTCGGCAAGGCTCGTGGAGTCGAGCGATGAGCGCGAATGGCTAAAGGTTACGTTCTTTGCGAAGTATGTAGTGGCGCTGGAGCTCTGAAAGTTAAGCGTAAGCGCCCCGCCGTATCCGGGAGTGATTGCCATTAGGTGGTCTCCTGTACAAGTAGTTCAAGTTGGATATTGCCGATGCGCTCCGCATCGGTCTTGCCGTCATCGATTGATTCAGTGCTCATGGTCACGCTGAACGCCGACAGAACTAGCACACAGTCGTAAGCAGTGCTAGTAGTTGGTACTGAAAACGCATCTCGAACATCGTCGACGGCTTTTAGGCATTCATCGACGGTATCTGCAATGGCTTCGATTTGAACTGTCAGCGTCCAATGGCACAACGTCGGAATGCCGGAGGTCACAACATCAATCGAAGCGCTACTTATCTCGTACACGTAACAAGGTGTAACAACGCCTGCCTGGCGAACACCACAGAACGCATCTGCTTTCAGTTGCAGCGCAGACTGGATAGCGCATTGAATATTACTTAGGGACACTGGTATTCCCCATTCCGAGGATCTTCCGAGCCTCAATCAGAATCTCAGAACTGATCGTTTGCATGATCTTGGCTACGTTTGCTTTACCCCACATCTCGCCGTAGTGGTTGCCGGGGATCATTCGTCCGGAGTTCTTGTGCACGAATCCGTTCTCTGTCCAGGGGAACACGAATTGCCTGCCGCGAGCGCGTGCGCCGCCCTTCTTGCCAAGTTGCACGCCAAGCTCGGCGCGGATCGGTGCGCCGGCGGGGCCCATTCGCTTGGGAGAACTAACGCGAGTAGCGTTTCCGATTGCTTTTCGATGCGTGTTCTTACCGCTGCGGATGTAAGGCGCGTTCACCAGGACGGCTTTCAAGTTTGCTACAAACGGCTTGAAGCCTTTGCGGATTGCCTTCTTCCGTACGGCTTCGTTGAGCATGGGCGAAAGCCGCGCCAGTGTCTTGGTCACTTCGTCCGTATCAATCGTGATTCGCACGGAACTCCCGGTTGTTACAGAACCGCTGCTTCCGCGACGAGTCGGGCCCATATATCGATCATGGAACCTCATTCCGTCACCTCCACCGCATTGATCTCAAGGCGCCGGCGCTTCTGATCTCTGTCCCAGCACCCCTTGATGAAGAACGTGCGCGTGACGCCGTTGTCCACGAGCAGCAGCCTGGAGCGGGTGGTTACCGACGGGTGGAAAGCAGCAAGGATGCGCCAGTCAGTGCGCACGCTTGAGCCGCCATCGTCCATTGTCTCTTCCGTGTTGGCGTTCTCAATGTGCACCGGGATGGTGGCAAACGACAGCCAAGACTCCGAAGCCTGGCCAAACGCGTCGAGCGTGGCTACTGGGTTCTGCGCCGTCATCACGAGGCGCATCATTCCCGATGGAACGTGCCCGGCCATTACCCAATCCCCTTGCCCATCATGCCGGTGATCCGATCCCAGTACGTCGAGTCCAGGGCGACCGTGTCATCCCCGCGGCTTGCCACATGGTGCGCCACGCGCTGCAGAAGCGCCATCTCTAGCAGTGGGTTCAACGCTGCGTTGCCGGCCGTAACGGTCAGGGTGACCGGGTAGGTCAGTGCATCAATTTCCATATCGACGTAGACCAAGCCATTGATTTGGATCTTGGCGCACGTGCCGGTAAGGGGCACTGTCGTGCTATCGCTGTAGGTGGCCGTAGTGCCCGCTAGGTCGCCTTGGCGCTCAAGACGGAGGTACAGACCGCCGTAAATCGTCAAGGGCGCTGAGGGCACCCACTGCGTCCTGGTGACCGACTCCACGCACCACCCGGTGCGCTCTTCTAGTTCGCGTACAGCCGCTGCCCATGCGATCCCAATACTTGGATCGTCGTCCGTGTGCGGGATTCGGGCCCAACCGCGAAATTTTGCTAGGTCTAGAGCCATTGTTCCTCGCTGCAGGTGGGTAGGGCCGAAGCCCCACCCACCTGAAGGATGAGAGGATCAGAATCAGGCGTTCGTGACTTGCAACTGCACCAGCGCGTTGACGCGGGTGAAGTCGGAGTTGGCGAACTGCATGCCTTGGTAACGAATACGCGCAGTACCGGAGAGGGAGAACTCGTCGCGGGTGATGGACATCCCGCCCCACTCGCGAATAGCGAATGACTCGGAAATGTTGCCTAAGATTGCGATGCAGTTCTTGCCGGTGGTGGCGGTTGCAACGTGCGCTGGGAGGTACTCGGTTATGAAAACTGGGAGTCCCATTAAGGTGAACGGAGCAGCGTTCTGCAGGGCTTGCGAATCAGCACTTGGGACGAAGATTGGGACCCCATTTACCAAGAGACCGGCGATCGCTGCATACGTGTCCTGCGGCAAGATCCACGAAGCGGATCCCCAATACGCCGCTGGCAACTTCGTGTAGCGCATTTCGGACAACTTCGCAACGGTTGCACCGGCAGTGATTGCCAGGGCGCGAGTAGTGCCCGTGCTTGTCGCTGTGGTGATGTTGATATCGGTGGTAACGCCAGTCGATGCCTTGACGGTAAAGATGCCCGTCGGTGCATTTGTTCCGGATCCAGCCACGTACCCCCACTCCAAATTCTTGAGCAGCTGCCGCTGGAGATGCTCGGTGACTTCCATTTCCACGTTAAATCCGGCGTCCGATTGCAGAATCAGTTGTTGACTCACTTCGGTCTTCGGCAAGCATGGGATCGGTGCGAGAGGCACTTCCTTGAACAGCGGATCAGCAGCGGTTGCAGCAACCGAGCCGGTGTCAGCTTGCGTCCAAGCAGAGGTGTAATCTGCAGTCTTCAGCGTGCTGAAGCGCAGGGTCTGGTAGCCCTGAACGCCAGTGCGGAGGTCTGCAATGTTACGCATGATGCTGTTCGCATCGAGGTACTTGAGAACAGCGTCTTGGTAGACCTTAGGAATCAGGATCGAACTTGACGCGGTCGAGATCAGTTCACGCTGCTCGGGCATCTGGCCGGTGCGGAGGTAGTTAACGAACTGCTCTTCGTACTTCTTGGAAGCGCGAATGTCCATTGAGCGCTCTTCGGTCTTCTTGCCGATGTTCTCAATGGCAGACGATGAAGCGAAACGCTCGCGCACTTGCGCGGCGCGGATCTCTGCATCGAGCTTGCCAAGTTCGTTAGCGACTTCGTGGCCGCGGGCCTCGACTTCGACGGACATCGTGTCCTGGGCGAGAATGGAATCGCGCTCAGTAACGAGCGCCTTACGGGTTTCAAACATTTCTGACAGTTTCATGATGGCATCCTTAGACGCAGACGAAGTCGGGCTAGGCCCGATTGGAAATGACGGGCCTCGGCGAGCGTCTGCGGATACGCGCCTTCGGAAACGATAGAAATTTCACGCAACGAAATTTTTTGAAGTGTGCGACTGTTGCCTACCCAACTGTCGGCGATGACCTGAAATCCGAAAGACATCTCTGACAACACACCGGCGTTCACAAGGGATCGCACGTCCTGTGCACGTTGGTTGTTTGCTGGCAAAGTCACCTCGAATGCAAGACCGTGATCGTCGCTGCGCAATTGCAGCAGTCCGCTCTTGGTATTGGCGAGCAAGTCGCGCGAGTCGTGACCGACAAGCAGCGAAATGTTGTTGCCCATGGACGAATCGAACGCACCACGGGCCACGCGTTCGGTGAATGGCTTGCCGCCATTGATGCCGCGGAAGGTCAGCGGGTGGCTCGGGGCGTCATAGACCGAGGCGTATCCACCGATCTTGTCGCCGGTCATGGCTAGTTTGGCTGTGCGAATCTCAAGCATTGTCTTCTCCTGCGTCCATGTTTCCGGTCGCGTTGTCGCCTTGCGTGGCGCTCATGCCGCCAGGCATGGAAACACTTGGAATCTCGAACTGATCGCCCTCCAAAGGGGGAAGCCCCATTCGCTTGCGACCATCGTTTGGTGAGAGGATCCCGGCGAGGACAAGTTTCGACAGCGCCATGCCAGCGTCGCGCATATTGCCGCGCAACAGGACGTCGGTATCGAGTCTTGCGTGTTCGCCGGGCCCGCAGAGTTTTCGCGTGATCTCCGACTCCCACGCTGTCACCCATTGGGCTAGCGCGCCATCAACGTAGGCGCGTGCAGTTTCGGATTGTGAGGAGAGCGCCCCGCCGCCCTGCTGGTAAAGCATTTCCGGGGGCACGCCGAATGCGCGAGCCACTTCCTGAATTGAGAACCGGCGCGACTCAAGCACATTGCTAGTGCTCTCGCTGATCTTCTCGGCCTTCATGCCCTCGCGCAAGATCAACGGGCGCGAGGCGCCTTCCGGCGTTGAGTGCATGGTCTGCCAGGCGTCGCGAATGGCTTGCACCGTCTGATCGGACATTGCGCCCGGGTGGCTTATGCTGATCTTCCCGCCGCTTTTGATGAGGGCCGAGTGGGCCGCGTCTTGGTCTGCGGCCAGATTAAACGCTGCCCGTGCTGCGTCCAATGGCCCGATGAACCAATCCGGGCGCAGTGGATCCGGGTAGCAACCGAGGTGGAGCACCTGGTCGGAGGACAACGTAGTACCGGCAAGCTTGTAGATCACGCCGTCTTCAGTCATTTCCGAACTGATCGCGTTCGTCGGCATCGGTTGCAGTTCCGCAACAGCGCCCGAACTATCGCGCCGAATCAGCGCTACACCGTTGCCCGATTCAAGGGCGCACGCAGTGATATAGCGTCTGAACTCGTAGCCTGACTGCCAGCGCGAGGCGTCGCGGGTCATCAGTTGTGTAATCGGCGAGTCGACCAATTGACCGTCGCTATCAACGACGTGGAACGGTAGCCGTGCAAGGTCTGCCGAGATCAATTGAGTCGCTCGAACGACCGCAGGGAGGGACGATATAGCCGGTGCGGCTAGCGGCTCCGGCCGTGCGTAGACGACCGTGGCGCTTCTGAATCCCATGAACCTGGCGAAGATGCTCACGCAGAGCATGGAACAACTTCGCCTAGCGTTGTCAAGCGATTATTTCAGACTTGCACTCTTAACCAATTGGACAACTGCTAGTGCTCAGTCCGGTCGACTCGCGCACCTGGTGATGCTCCATCAACAGAGCGGCCATGTTGCCGGAGACGATCACATCCATGTTGCCCTTGCCTCCGCGTCCCTTTACCGGCCGGATGTTGCCCACATTGTCTGAAATCAGGGTGATTTGATTGAGTCCCGACACCAAAACGGGATCGTTGTTGTATGTCAATTGACGGGATTTCAATAAATCTGCCCAGCACTTCCAGGCTGGTGCCATCGTGCGAATCGACTGATCTACCGTGACAATGGGCCATCCGCGGTCGATCCATCGCTTAATGTCACGCGCTTGCGCTGGATGTGGGTCAACTCCGATCTTGCGGACGTCGTACGTGGCGATCATGTTCTCCAACTCCGCTTCCACCACGCTCATGTCCTGCCATTCACCAGGCATACGCCGCAAGTGCCCTGCTTGAATCCACTGCTGCAATGGGTTCTTGCACTTCTTCTCGTCGAGTGCAATGTCTACTCCCGCCCACCAGCACACGTTGCGGCCGCGGATCATCTTGCCATCCACCACCATCAACGTGAGCGCAGTCAGGTCGAGCTGCGGTCCGTAGCCACCGCGGCTCAGGTCAATTGCAATTACCGCCGGCTGTCCGCGCAGGCGCGTCCAATCAACCTCCTCAAACTGCCGCTCAAGGATTGCCGTATCGACATCGGAGGTCGCAATCGTGTGGTAACGGCACGCTAACTGCGTTTCAAACTCAGCAATCTGCACCGGATCGCCTGTGTTTAGCATTGTTTGGGCGGCTAATTGCAACTGCGTTGGGTCGACAATGACGCCCAAACCGGGGTGCGCCTTCGCCCAAACAGCGGGATCCGAGGCTGAATCCTCGGTATCTAGACCGTAAATCATGGGCCACCACCCCGCCGGATAGGGGGTTCCGTCAGCAATTGCTGCCTCACACGCTTGCCAGTACCCCCAAATCGGGCGCGTCTTCTGCTCCGGATCGGGCGTTGTGATCGCCAACAGTTGCGAGGTAGCAAACTTGGCAAGGCCGGTAAGCAATCGCCCGAACGCCTTGTCCATGCGTGAGCATTCATCGGCAATGGTTAAGCGACTCGTCAATCCGTCAAGGGCGCGATCGGTGCATGGCAGCGAGATGTAACGGTTGCCGCCGTGCACCACTTTGCCTGGGTGCGCCGGCGTCGAGCCGCCCGATGATCGCCATCCCTGCTCGTCTTTGTCACTGTCATCGAGCGCCAGCGTGCGGCACATCGTGGCCATACGCTCGAAAGTCTTCTGTGCAAGCCGGCCATCCGGCGCGACTGACGAAAACTCAAGCGCTTGCGATCCGTTGCGCATTGCCGCCATAATCATTGACGCCGCGAACTCGGTCTTGCCGTTGCCACGCGCCACCACCAGCAGCAGGGCTTTGGTGGCCGGCGTGTCGGTCTTCACCTTTGACACCACGCGCCGCCTGGCGAGCAAGACCATTGCAACCATGCACTGCCACGGCATCCATTCGAGCGGAGTGCCGGCGCCTTCCTCCACGCCCTGGCCGCACTTGCGTGCAAACGCTCGAGCTTCCTCGGCGCGTGGCTCGTCCCACCACACCTGGTGCGCGGCCGGCGACTTGCGCTCGGCCAGGTAGCGCTTGCACGAATCGACGATCCGCAGATTGGCGACGGCGCTGCCGCTGGCAATTGATTCCGCATACGCGTCGGCTAGGTCGGCGCATAAAGGCGGTCGTTTGCTGTGGTTACGTCGTGAGTCTGTTTGGCGTGATCCCCCACGCGGTGCCTTTGGGGTACGGGGGGGCTCGGCCCTATGACGGGGGGTACTCACATTTCTCGCTTAGTTTTTTGCAAATGACATGAGGTGCATAATGACTGCAAATTTTTCCACTCGTTAGTCCCACCACGATGCAATGGGACGATGTGGTCGGTCTCTAAGTCAGCAACAGCACCACAGTGCACGCATTGCATATGCACTGCCTTGTGCTCACGTGCTATGCGTGTCCATGTACCACCACGTGAACGTGATGTATGCGCATAGTTGAAAGTCTTGCCTAGATCGGCTTTGTATTTCCATCTAGCCATGTGCGTACCTCTTCCATGAGTCGCGTATCTACCTCTTCCCTCCACGCTAATAGCCATTCTTCGTCATCCTGCCTGGCAAGCACAATGGGTAACCAACCTACACGTGCATCAGTACGTGCTTGCAACATGGCATCTTCGAGGCCAGCGCAACGCGGTGCAACATTGGGCAGACATACGCCATCGTCCATTACTGTGCGCAGTTTGCTTAGCCGGCAAATCAAGAGGCTTCCACTCACGATCAGATTGTCATTTGCAAGACGCCCATACACGTACGAATAGCCTGTCTTTCGGCGCTTTACTTCAACGTGGATCTGCCAGCTGCACTGTGCTTCAATGTCGGCTTTCCCTTTGCCATAGCGCTGGGCAGTACGTTCCCACTTGAATGGGAACAACTTCTCCAGCGCTCGGCAAGCGTCCAACTCACCGTTCTTGCCCTTCATGCGGGAATTGGTCATGTCTCTCCCCTTCCCTCGAAGCAATCCCATCCCCTCGTTACTGCGTATTCCGCATATGCAGTAGGTGGTTTCTTGCCTTTGGTTTCTTCCACTTTTTGACGGCAAATTTCACGCCTGGCTTCGTCGCGCTCAAGCATGAGCCGACCAACTTGCGCAAGTACGTACACAATGTGAGTGGTCATGCTCCGTCATCTTCCGCTTGTTCGACTTCCTGATCCGTGACACAACGTGTCGTGATCGGCCCGTATTCCTCGATAGTGTCACGCTGGTGGCGCGTGTCTTCCGTTGTCCCATTCTGCCCAGTGGATCGGATGGTTCGGGGCGTTGTGTAAATCGACTCCATGCGAGCAATGCGTAGGCGTAGCGCTTGAATGACAAGCACCTGTTGCAAGATCTGATCTTCGAGGCTCTGTGGCTGTGTCATGCGACTCCTTGCAAGCGATGTAGAACAACCTTGGCGACGTCACGTGCGCCTCCCAGGTTCTCGGTGTGGAACTTCAGTGTGCTGTACGCGTCATTGCCGCTGCGGGCCCAATGCTCGAGCAAAAGCCTCCAAGCGCCCACTGCGTCACGGTCGCTCAGACCGTGCGAGATCAGTACGCGCCGGCAGACTGAGCAGTGGCTCTTGATGTCCGCTCTCGGGTCACGTTGCTTGATCCGGTTTGCGATGTCATCTTGAACCTCCCACCCGCTCACGGCGGTAGCCGTTTGCTGGTTAGGTGGACTAGTTAAATGGACTAGTTCCGATCCCTGCGTCATCTTGACGCCGCTAGATGCGTCATCTTGATGCATCTCCTGCGTCATCTTGATGCTTCGTGATGCATCAACTTGACGCCGATCCTCACCTGTCAGGTTGATGCGGTAGACGAGCGCCTTGCCACGGCTACTCGTTGTCAGGACACCACTTGCACGTAGTTGCTCGAGGGCGCGTTGGCAGGTCGAGCGGCTAATGCCGCACTTGGCTGCCAGCACTGCCTGGCGTGGGTAGGCGATGCGTCCGTAGTCAAGAATCGCCAACAGCACCAATTTTTGGATGCCGTCGAGCGCTCCGCAGCGCCAAACTTCCGATGGTTGGGGACGGGTCATACGGCCTCCGCAAGCAGGTAGGTAGGCGCCACTGATTGCCATTGAAGCATGACTGTGTTCCAAGCAATCGAGTAACCGGCAATCAGGTACTCCGAGGTTGCCCGTAATTTGTCCTCTTTGACCAACCACACCTTGGCGTTGCCATCGAGCCAATGAACAAACGCAAACCAATCGATTACCTCGGTTTGGTAGCGCTTGCCAGCGGAAGCCAAATTGCAGCGCAAACGTTTAGACGTAGGCGATGAATCACGGTACGACGGGCCTTTACGGGTAATCAAGTGACAAGTCTTCACTTGGACGCGCCCAAACCTTTCAACTAGCAGGTCGTAGTTAAAGCGCTGGGCTCCCAGTTCGATGACGTCTAATTTCCGGTTCCGGAAATACTGAGCCACAGCGGCTTCCGACTTGACACCGGTCAGCGCTGTTGAGTGTTGACACTGTCGAATTTGAGGCTTCAAAACGGCACCTCCTCTTCCACCACCACCTGGACGTCCACGATCAAGAACCCATCCTGCCAGGGCTTGAGCTGCAGGGCGATCAACTTCCCGATGATGTCCGGATCGACCGCCGAGAACGAGGTGAACCACTCGACGCCGTTGGCTTCGAGACCTACGCGCCAGTATTCCTTTCCCGACTTTGCCGTCTTTGGATCAACTCCGACACAAACGCCGCGTACTTGGAGCCGGTCGCCTTTAGGCTCAGGCTTGACTTGAGCGGGCTTCGACGCCTTGGAGGGCGCAGCGAGTGCCTTTCGAGGCGCGGGCGCGTCCTGAGGCATCCTAGACGCCTCCTCGGGCATTTCCTCGGCGATGCTGCCCTCGTAGTCGAGCGCGGCAAACGCCCAGCCCATCACGCCCTTGAGCGCCCGCCCGGTTGCCCGGGTCTGCGCCATCATCTGGCGAGCAAACTGTGGGCGGGTGTTCCAGGGGCGCTCGTCGTCGAAGACCGAGCCGATGCCCGAGCCCACAACGACGCCATTTAACAAGACCGTGCAGGTCGCTTCCCAGTAGCCGGCAACGCTTTCCGTCGGTTCGACGTGCCGGAGACTAGCAGTGCCTGAGGTGTAGCCGAGCGATGAGGCGATCGCCTGTGCGCCCTGCACGGTCAAGTAGTTGCGGCCCTGGATGACTTGGGTGTACTTGGCGCGGACAATGGGCCCGACAATGCGGCACACTTCCTCGTTGCGCTTGACTATCGCGCCAGGGTTGATCTCGTTGGTGGTGAGTTCGTTCACTTGCGCACCTCCGGCTTGCAAGCCTCATGGCTTGGATCCAGCAGCAGCAACATAAACACCCCCATGCTGAAACAGCCCGACAAAACTAGCAGTAGATCCAACATTGAATGCTCCTCTCAAAGCATTGCGCTGGCGACGCTCGGAGCCGTCTTGGCTCCCGTTAGCGCTTCCATACGCGTGCTTTGAGTCTATCGACCAGTTTGGAACTTCGCAACAGAATTGTGGAAACCCACCCTGGCGTTGCCTTATTCATAGCAGCCTTACGCCGAGCGCAGCCGCCACAAGGCTTTACGCCCACGGCAGTTGTGGCTGCAGCGACAACATCGCCAATGCCTGGCGCTACCTCAGACTTGCCCACAAACTCCAATTCACCGTCGGGCAGGATCTGCGCTACGGCCATGCGAGTCACTCCGGCGTGGATGTACTTGATGCGGATCATTAGAACCCTGTCACGGTAATGGTTGATGGAACGCCGGCACGGCTAATTGGGGACGTCACAGAGCCACAAATGTCTGCAATGTCGGGGCAACTACCAACGCTCTGCTCGCGGTTCTGCACTTGGACAAGGTAGTAGATGCCTTCGGCCATCCAGGTGTCGGTGGTCTTCTTGCGCCGTTGGTAAGTGCATAGCATCGCGGTCAGTAAGCACGTCGTTACTGATGTCACATCGCAGTTCGCATCGGTAACCGAGTACGTCACATCGCCACCAGCACCGATGTAGAACGATATGGTGCTCGTGTTGTAACAGGCACCGGTTCCGCCACATGTCGCTGAATACTCTTGATCGCAGCCAACTGCTTGAACCGGTGTAAATGAATCCGCGCCATCACAAAGAGTGCTAGACGACGAACTTGAAAAGTATTGCTGAGAATTGCAAACACCTCCGCTTCCACCCGCGCCACCCGTAATAGTTGCAGTACCGGAAAACGAACTGCTGCTCACTGCCTTGCTGTTGGTGCGGCACTGCGGGTCTTCGGGATTGCAGTCAGGCGCATACGTGCTGTAGTCGACTTGCTGCGCGTACGGCGTGCAATCAGTGTGGGCAAGGAATTCGGTACCAGGTTCGCACGTTGGCGGTGTGTTAATGCCGTAGACCAACGATTGAATCGATCCCGATACGCTAAAGGTGTAGCTGCGTGCCGGGAAGGTTGGCGGAATACCTTCATTGCAAGCCGACCGCGCTGGCATTACGTCAGGCGGTGGCGGTTCATCACCAGTGCAACAGCAGATCCGCCGTCGGCTCATTTGCCGCCCTGCCTACGGCAGTAGATGTAGCCGCCTACTACGCCAATCACGCCGAGCATGATGCCGAACCAAAGACTACCGATGAGGCTCTCCGCCGAGGAAATGATGATCATTTTTTTGCTTTCTTAGCGTTGACTGGTCTGAACTTCCTGAACGTGTTTCCGACTGAGCATCCACCCGCAAACGTGACTACGAGTAGCGCCACCATCCAAATCGTGTATTGGGTTGTAGTCAGCATTCCTTATCTCCGTGGTATGTACATGTAGATCAGTGCACCGGCTACGAGCACCGATGCGCCGATGCTCATGTAAGTCAGCGTACTGAAGATCGGATGGGTGTCATCGCTGACGTACGGAATGGCTTCGTGCACCGCGTTCGCTTGCGCCTCGATGCTGTCGAGCTCCGCGCTTGCACGCACCAGGTATGCACGTGCTAGCGCTGCACTAGCCGCGCTCGATGTCGCTGCCTGTGAGATCATCGCCGTCTGCGAAGCGCAGCCGCTGGTGAGCACCAAGATGATGAACAATGCCAAGTGGATCACACAAACTCCCGGCGCGGCGTAGCCGGCAAACAGGTCGGGAGCGTTGCAAGGAGCGCCGGCGCAATCGTGTCGCAGCGCACGTTGGCGTGGATGCGTAGATCGGCGGGCGTGGTCTCCACTCCGTCTATATCGACAATAGCGCCAAGCGTGCCGATCATGTCGATGTATCGCGGCTCGGGGATCAAGGCGAGCGCCGTATTCATCTGCGCTAGTGTCGTGGTGCGTAGGTAGTAGTTCGTCATGTGGTCTTCGCAATCATCTCAGCGTCGCTGAGAAGTTCGGAGTAATACTTCACGCTCTTGATTGAGTTGTTTAGGTAGCCCTCCCAGGTACCGGAGCCACTCACGCCGGTAGTCGAAGCGCTTCCGATTGTCATCCACGTGCCGAGCGTTGCGCCGATGTCACTGCTACCGGATACCACTGTTGCGTTCCCGTTTAGCGCGTACTTGATCGTCGAAGGATTTGCGCTGTCCCAATTAAATGCCGCCTTGTTTAGGCCGCTTGCGTTCCCTGCAAGTTTGTTTGCTACGCCGGAACCTGCGCTGTTGTAGATACCGCTTGCTGCGCTTGCGTTTGCGTGCTTGAGGTGGATGTGCTTCGTAGCGGCCGTGTCAATGGCAAGCACCGACCTATCACCAGCGCCGTACTCGCCGCGGTAATACTCAACGACGATTGTGCCTGGCTTGCTGTAAAGCCCCGTCCACGCGGTACTGCGAATCACGGCATCGTCGGCAAGGCGAGTAAGTGCCGCTGTAGTGGTACGGATATAAGAACTCGAGCGGCTGCCAAGTTCTATTTGTAGACCAGTAGCGTAAACGCCATCAGTACCTGTGCCGTTATATGTTGCTCCAAAGTTACTAAGTGTTGCACCTGATGGATAACCAGCAATACCCAAAGCATAAGTAGTTGCCAAAGTAGTTATCGTTACTGAGCAGCGATACCAACCAAAAGGGTACGGTGTTATTTGTGGATTTGTAGCCGTACCACCAACTACGGTTGCAGTTCCATTGCCTGTAAGAAGAAATGTACACGCACCTATTCCTGATCCGGGATCAGCAATAATTACGCGATCATATTCAACAGCCTTTGCCCAAAATGAAAATGTATAGGCTGCTGCTGTTAATGTAATGACAGAGTGCCGCCATAAATGGAGTGCACTTCCACTTGCTGCTACTAGTTTCCATGTTGCCGATGTTCCACCAAACGGATCCGCTATGGCAGGATTAGTTGGCGTATTCATGTTGACGTTAAGCCAACCAGTAGTCAAAGTTTCACTATTGAGACATAAATTAGTCGCAGTCGCCTCAATAAGCATTCCCTTAGCAACACCTCCCACGTAATCAAATCGCGCCGCACCCGCACTGGCAACCGTCTGCACGTACCCACTAGCATCGATGTAGGTCGCGCGCGCCGTTGAGTCGGCGCGTGTAAATGTCACCGCCGTCGGCAAACTGCCAGCGCTGAAGTCCAATGAAAGCGTGGCCGTGTCGCCCAGCATCGCCTTGCGAAACATTGAGGTGTGCATCAGATTGTCTCCGCTGAGGTTCGAAAGCCGATCGTCGCAATGTGCAAATCATCAGTAGTAGCGTGGTTGAGGTAAAGCACAATCGTGCCCCATGAGTTGGACGCGTACGCGGCCGTCTGCGCCATCGATAGCGTCCAGGTGAACGTGCCTGACGCGGCAACCACTACCGCGTACGTGCCAGTGTTCAGCGTGTTCGTCGATCCGATCTGCACGTTGCCCTTGACTGTGTAGCCGGTCAGGTTCTGCGCGGTCGAGGTGCCTTCTACCTGGACTGTGCCGGCAATCACCCACTCTTCGCCTGGGACGATGACTACGGAAGGGTATGACAGCGCTAGGTCTAGGTTTGGCATTTATTGCTCCGCGGGTGTGCATCGCACTGGGTTTGGTCGATCGAAGTACGCGAATACGCCGCCCGCACTGTCATGGCAGATGTGCAGTTCAATCTTGGCGCTAAGTTGTGTCGTTGGCCATACGTTTGTAGTGGTGTTGTATTGACTTCCGACTGGCCCTATGGTCGCCGCTGGCGCTACAGAAATGTTCATGCCGTCAACGATGTTCAAAGTGTTGTGCCACTCGCGAAGGTTCACCGCGGCGGTGTACGTTCCACTTAGATCCGCCGTTGGGACAGTGATCCCACCGCCGCCGATTGGTGTCGGGAAGAATATTTTGACTGAGTACGTCCATCGGTTGTCCGAATACAGCGTGGCAGATTCGATCGATGCCAGGACAGACTTGGTGGGCGCCTTTTCAAACGCTTGCCCCTGGGCAAACTTGATACCGGCCGCGTTGGCAGTTGCCACCCGCTGAGTCTGCGCGAAACCGTTCATGGCGAACCGTGTCAGGCCGCCGTACAAGTTCCCGTTGAAGATGGGGTTCTGAAAAGCCATTATGCAATTGCCAGTGGTTTCGGACTAGTCAACGCGTCCAGGTCTAGTGCTGCCAAGATGCCGGAGAACGCGGAAACCGTGTCGTACCGTTGCAGGAACACAACTTTGTCGACTTGCAGAATTGGGATACCACCGATAGTAACGCCAGCAACTAAGACTGGTTCGCCTGTTGGATTTGGCGCGGGGATCTGATCTAAGTGGTACCAGGCGTCGTACAAGAACGTATGGCTCATCCGGTAGTAATTGTCTTCCGGTGCTGTTTGAAAGCCCTGGTAAAGAAGGGTTCCAATTGGGAATCCGAGGAACACAGCGCTGTTGCGGTTGCCCACGTAAGACGTGTAAACCGACCACAGTGGTTCAGCAGCGGGCGAAGCGGCCGTAAGTGTTCTGTCGTACTGGGTTTCGATAGTCACTAGTTGCTGCGGTACGTCGTAAACCTTGGGCTTGCCGTTGGTGTCAACTTTAGTCCCGCCAATATCTGCGCCTGAAGCAAAAGCCACTGTGCCGTTTGCAGGGAACGTGGGGTCCTTGCGGTACATGGCCGTCGATCGCACTACCGTAGCGCGTGTGCACGTGCAGTAACTACCGTCTGTTTGACTGAGTAGCGAACCATTGCGGGTGCTTGCTCGGTGCGTGACGGTCCAAGCGTTCTGCCGCTCCCGTACCGGCTCAATAGATACCTCTCGGATTACCATCGTCTTCAAGTACGGATCGCTAGTGTAAAGCGCTGAACTGATTCGGCTTGGAGGAGTTCCGGCAGCTGCACGTATCTGCGATTCGGTTGGTGTTGTGCCGCCGCCCCAGGTCATCAAGTACTGCAAAGTGATGGTGGACTCGCCTGGTGTTGGCACAAGTGAGTAAGTGCGGCTGTTTGCCTTTTCAACAAGGGTAAACGACGACATTACGAGCCACCTTTCAAAGTCCTATGAATTTGGCGCAAGACTTCTTCATCGCGCCGAGGGTTGTCGCTCATGCCCTTGGTCGCCTCTTGTCCGGATGTGCCAAGACCTGTCCCGAACATTCCCAATACCTCAGTTAAATTACCCTTGCTGAATTTTTTGGCTGGATCAGCAAACGTCATGACTAACTGGTCAATCATTTTGTTCATCAGCGTTTGACCGGATTGCTTCATTGATTCGGTAAATGCCAATTGCCCACTGCCGGATGCGCTTACAGCGCTTTGGGTTTGTTCGGTAATGCCTTGGCGTTTAGCGCGTTCAACACCCGCAACATCAAGGCCGTATGCCTTTGCCATTTCAATCTCTTGGTTGATCTTGGCGATTTGCGTCTCCATCACTCCGCGCTGGGCTTCAGGCGAGAACCGCGTAGACATCTGCGCCATTTCCGTCA